CCGAGCTGCTGCAACATTTCATACCGCGACGAACCAGAACCCAGCTCACGTACCATGACATCAAAAGGAAAAAAGTGCTTCGAATACTGATAGGGTTTGTTCTTCAACTCACGTATGTAGTGATGCAGGCCCTCTCCAGAAGCCTCGTAATAATCTATGATCCTGACTTCGCCCGACCTTGGGTGTTGCTGCGCGAACCAGATAGCCGTCGCATCAGACATACCCAAATCCCAAGAAGTGATGACCTCCAGGTTGGGTTCCCACGGTACGTTCCCGATCTGATCCTTACTATCGATCTCATCAAGTTGGAACGCGAAAAAACTTCCAACCAATGCTGCGGACCAAGAACACTCGTACTCTTGCAGATACTGGCTTTCGTCTTGAACAATCGCACGGGCATCATCTAATTCTTTCTGCGACAGAACGCCCGTCTTCGATGCCGGGAACAGCATGGCGAACCATTCCGGGTCGCCCTCGTTCATCCGCTGGACGGCGTGGTCGTAAATTTCCTTGAACTGGTTCTCGCCGCGTGGCGTCCCAATCCAAAGTGCCTTACCATCGCCAAAGTCTGACAGGGCAGGCCGGATAATCTCTGGATAGAGCCGCGCACTCATGTCGGCGTATTCGTCCATCACGGCGGCAGACAGTCCCAAGCCCCGGAGTGCATCCGGCGACTCAGCGCCCAGTAGGTATATTTTTTTCCCGTCCGGCAGATCGCACCGCAGCTCCGCTTCGTTAAAACGAACGCCTGGAATATTGCCAGCGTACTCCCGCAACATGGTCCAGCTAATTCTTTTGGCGCTGGAGTAAGTGGGGGCGATATATGCCCCGACTGCATTCTTCCGTCCCGAAACCAGTATCTCCCGCAAGAGCCAATTGATGGCCATCACGGTTTTACCAAACCTTCGATGACAGACAGCGACAGAAAATCTTTTCTGCTTGCTGTGGAACTCCCGCTGTAGTGGCCGCGGCGTGTAGGGGATGACGACCTTATTGTGCTGCAAAGAACATCAGCAGCACCCGCCGCTCCCCTGTGTGTCGCCTGACCATGTGTTCCAACTCAGGCCCCCAGACCACCAGATCGCGCCAGCCCTCAAAGCGGATGTCTTCGCCACCATGCCGCACCACCAGCTCACCACCGGTAAACTCACGAGGATGACTAAGCAGAACCCGTGCCGACAGCACGCACCAATCCATGTGGTTCCGGCTTCCCTTGTCGGTATGCCAATCGTGGCCTAATGGCCGGTCTTCAACTCGGCAGTACGCCGGCTGGTCAACAGAAATATCCGATCTATATTCCCGGACTACATCTACCAGTGGCCAGATCGCGGCATGGCCAAAGTCATAGTCGCCAATCTCCAGATCGGCGGCAGTGTCCAGATCGACCGCCTCGGCCTTTAATATCTTAAACGAGCTTCCCTTTAAGGCGGCGGGTTCCTGTGCCGGCAGACTTGGGCGCAAATTTGTCGCGCTGTTTTTGCCGGCGCTCTTCTTCTGGACTGAGTTTTTCTTCTGGGGACGGGGACGTTTCATCTGCTGGCTCCACTACGGGTTCCAATTTAGGCTCAACCTTTTTTTTGGCCGCAGCCTTCTTTTTGCGTTTCAATAAAGCCATAATTTACCTTCCGATCTTTGACCGGCGTGCGCCAGGTCGCACGCCCAGCGTACTGTTCCGGGAACGGTTCTGCGATTTGGACTGCACCCGCAAATTGGACGGGCTGTTGTTTTTTGGGTTGCGATCGCGGTGATCCACGTCCTTGCCGTCACCCTTGGAGACCCTGCCATCCCGCTCCATCTTCCGGCGGGCGGAATTACGAGCTGCTCTCCGTTTTTTCTGCTCCGGCTTGGCGTGGTAATTCTGGTATTCGCTCTTGTAGTCCCGCGCCACTATTTCTTCTTGCCCTTGCCAAGGATCGTCCCGCGATATTCCTTGGTAATGTCCTTAACCTCACCAATGGCGCTGCGTCTTACCGGCTTGTAAGACTCTGAAAATGCCTCCTCCATGCCTTCCACAATGCCGGCTAGGCCTTGCCTCTGATATGTTTTGCCAGTAGGCGCCCAGAATGGCCGGCTATAAAACGAGCTGTTTTTATTCGCCATCGTCATTCTCCACGATTGTCACCTGATCGGTGACATCGTCCATGTTATGCCCACATTTTGGGCATACCTTCTGCTCGTCCCAGCCAATAACCATGGGGCCGGAATGCTCGACTTCCATCTTTTGGATCGGCTGGTAATGCTTGAGCAGTTTTTCGGCTTCCCATTCGGCATGGTTCAGCAGCTTGCCGTGCTTTAATATCTCATCCCGAGAACCAGCGGTCTCCAATTGCCGCTTGGCCTCGCCGATCGCATTCTCCACCGCAAACAAATATGCTTTGCGGTATTCCTCGTCAAAAACCGGGTCCGTTTGACGCCAGCGCCAGATTGACTTCCGATCTGCACCAGCCTTTTCGGCGGCATAGGTCACACCTAC